GTGACGGTCACGTTGAAGGTACCGTTCTTGGTCGTGTCAACCACCGAGGTGGCGGTCACCACCCCCGTCTTCGCCCCAGTCGCTGGCGTGAACACCCCCAGCGCGGTGATCGAGCCGCCCGTGGCCGTCCAAGTAACGGACTGGCTCGGGCTGTTCGTTCCCTGTACCGTCGCCGTGTACGTCCCCGTCGTGCCCGCCGTCACGTTCGACGGTCCTTGAACCGTAACCGAGGAAACGGTCGGAGGCTGCGGCGCGACGGTGCACCCGGTAATCGTGATGATGATCGACGTGCCGCCCGTCGCCGTCCAGGTGCAGCCCGTGCCGTCGAGACCGTTGATCACGATCGGGACGGGTTGCATCTGCTGCGGAATGACCACGGGGACGCTCTGCTGCGCGGGCAGCGCCACCGCGAACAACAAGAACAAGAGTAAAGCTGTGTATTTTTTCATGGTATTGTAGAACTCACTTGGCTAGACTTTATGCTTTCCAGTGTCGCGTACGGCGGGTTGGACCCCACCGCAGTGACGACGTAGAAATAGGTTGATCCGCTCGAGACTTGGAAGTCCACGTAGCTGACGTCGTTGATCGGCGACGGCGTCAGCAGAGCGTACGGTCCGCAGTTTTGCGTTCCGCGGTAAACGTTGTACCCAGTGATGCTCGAGCTTGGGGATGAAGTCCACGCGATGGTCGAATTGTGGCTCGAGGTCGTCGCGCCCGTTCCCGTCAGACCAATCAGGTGCGGGCTGCCGACCGCGTCATCAGTGACGCTGATCAGCGCCGACTCAGTCGACGTCGTCGACGGCGTGAAGATCGCCTGCAGCGTGCAGCTGTCCCCGGGTTGCAACACCGTTGAGTTGGTGCACGTTCCTCCCAGGGAAAAGTCGGCGCTATTCGTTCCCGTCAGCGAGATCGCGCTGATCGTCAACGGCGCGTTGCCTGAATTGCTGAAGGTCGACGTGATCGGGTTGGACGCCACGGTCTGCTGCTGCGCCCCGAAGGATACCGCCGTCGGAGACAGAGAGGCTTGGCCCGCCGCGACTGGGGCGCCACCGCCTGACAGCGCCATGAACTGCGGACTGCCCGTGCCGTTCGAGTTGATCGCCAAAGAGGCGGTCTCGAAACCTAAGACCGACGGAAAAAACTGCAGGTCGACGGTGCAGGTCGTTCCAGGCAATAGTAATTGGTTGTCAGTGCAAGTTCCCGTTCCCGCGTCGGTGAAGTCGTCTGGGTTGATGCCGCCCACCGTCAGGTGCGGGTTTCCCAGCGTGACGTTCAGCTGCGAGATGTTGGTGATGAAGAACTCGACAACGAGCGTGTCGCCCGAGACCACCGCGCCGAAGTTGATCTGGTTCGGCAGGCTCAAGCTAGCTTGCGCGGGAGGCGGCGTCGCGTTGTAGACCAGCACGTGGTGCGGTCCGTTGCCGACGATGTTTGCCCCGGGCAGCGCCGCCTGCAAATTCCCCGGGTCGATGAAAGTCGTCACCAGCGGGAACCAGTCGAAATACACCGTGGCGTTCTGTTGGAAGTCTTGCCCGACAACGGTGAGGACCGTGTCTTGCCCCGCGGTGAACACCGTCGGCGAGTACGAGTACACGGTGGCGGCGGGACTCGTGATTTGGAACACGACAGGAATGGAGTTTGACGGCGGGCACGAGACGCTGATCTGGGCCGCCCCGACGTTCGCCACCAGCGCGCCAGGAATCAAAGTCGTCAGCGTGTTCGACGCCGCGTAGGTGGTGGCGAGCGCCGTGCCGCTCCAGTACGCGGTGCACCCCATAGGCTGGAAGTTCTGCCCGTAGATCGTCAGCGTGGTGTCCCCGGTTCCCGCCGGGATGTTGGTCGGGGCAAACCCGGTGATCGCCACCTGAGCCTTGACGGGTACACTCAGCGCGAAGGCCAGCAGAAGGAAAGCTAAAAGTTTTCTCATACCGTCCTCGCCGTGACTAGCTTGATCTGGCCGCTGCCGTTCTTGCTCTCGCTGCCGCCGATCGTCCACATGCGATTCACGAACTTCTCGAAGTCGATCGAGTCCATGTCGAACCGCAACCGAAAGAAATAATTGAATTGCGCCGTCACGGGGGTTGACGGAGGGTGCGTCCATTGTAACACTAATCCTTCAAAGCTCATGCCTCCCGTGCTCGTGACGATCGAGACGCCCGGGCCGATGATCGTGTAGTCGATGCCGCTGCCCGCGGCGAGCACGCCGTTGGCGAAGACCGTGATGCCGCCTGGCTGCAGGTCGGTTATGTCCTCGTAGAACCCGCCGTAGATTCTTTGGATCGGCGTGAACCAATTTCCGCTCGGGACGTCTTGGAAAGTCTGCAGCTGCGCCTGTAGGTTGGGAGACCCGTCAGGCAGCAGGCCCGGGCCCACCGAGTTGTCGTCCGGGTCGTCGAATAGAAAGTCGTCAAACTGTCCACTCATCCGCCCGTAAAACCCAACCAGAGTTCGCAGGTCAGTGTCGACCAACCCGGGAATCAGGTCGTTCGGAATGTCTTTCAACAGCTCGTAGATCAAGATGTACTTCCAAATCGGGTTGTACTGTTGCGAGAGACGAAACTCAACCTTAGTCGGAGACGACTGAATCTCAGTGTCGTACGCCATCGAACGCGTAACTGTGTACGCTAGGCAGCGCGCGTCGAGCTGGAACGGATAGATCGAGTTAGACACTGGGCAACACTCCCTTACGCATCAGCTGACGAACACGGGGAAGAAGTTCCTTGTCAAGAACTTGTCGTGCGTCAGGTCCGCTGTGGTGAAGGTTGACCTCAAAGTTTTGGGTGGTGTGGTGGTTGTTGACCGTCTGGTTGGTCGGTCCGCCCGGGCTCGCGGCCCGCGGGGCGAGCGCCGACGGGGCACCGGTCGGAGCGTTCAACCCACCGGCGTTGACCACGTTCTGCAAACCCGTGGAGATCGGCGCAGGCAGGATCATTTCCTTCGCGTGGGCCTGCACGAGGCGGTCCTTGTCGAGGACGCCGCCCTCCGCCGCGGAGGCCAACCCTAGGTTGGACAGCGCGGTAGCAATTGCTTCTGCCATGAACGCCGGAGCGGCAGCAACGTTTGCTGGGAACGGCAAGGCAGCCATCGCTGAGGCGTAGGCTGCGGCTCCAGCTGCTCCGGCTTCAGATACAACAATGGCGTCATTCTTTGCCACGGTGGTGGCGATGGCCTCAGCGGCTCCAGCAGTCTCAACCGCTTGCCGGGTAGCGACCCCCGTGGTTGTTTCTGACGTCTTCGCAACTTCCTCAGTGGTGGTTTGCGCAACTCGTTTTACTCCGATCGCGGTTAGAAACTCATCCCACAAAGATTCGGTTGCTTTCTTAGCGGTGACCGATCCAGAGTGAATAACGTTGATGCGCAGGGCCGTCAGGGTTTCCTGGACAACAATCTTAGCGAGCGTCTGAACGTAATTGGCGACGATCTGCAAGCCCATGTTCGCCCAGCCGCGAACCATTTCGTTCCAGAAGTTTGCGGCCACATTCGCGAACCTCGTGTGCTCGGTGAGCATACGCCCGAAGGCATTGCTGAACGAGCCCGAGATAACGTTCATCGTCTGTTGGAAGCGAGCAGCAACCTGCTGGTTAATGCGATCGACGTCGTTCTCCCACTTGAGCTGCAGCTGGCTCATCTCGTCGAGGACACGGCGGTACTCCGTGGACTGCTCGCCGAACAACCGCTTTTGAACTTCAGCGTTCGCCTCGAGCGCTGCGAGCTGGTCATTCTTCCACTTGTCGAGCGCGGCTCGTTCAAGGTTGGCCCACTCGGTCAGCGTGATCTCGTGATCGCGCAGTCGGCGTTCGTCGGATTGCTTCGCCGCAGTCTCTTGGATGTTCGCGATCTGAATTGTGTTGCGCAGAGTTTCTTCCGCTGCGCGCTTCTCGTCGGCGATGCGTTTCTTGGCCGCTTCAGCGTCAAGCGCCGCTTCGTCCGCGAGCTGCTTCTGCTTCAAGTTGGCGACCTGTTGATTGATCGAGATGATGTCGGCTTGATTCGCGTAAGGGTTCTTGCTCGCGATGCGCAGCCGCTCTTCCAACAGCGAACGATCCTCCTCGATAATCTTTGCGTTAGCCGCCTTGACGATCTCGACGTACTGGTCGATGCCGATCTTGCGCGAATCCAGTTCCTCACGGGCGCTCTGCTTGACGTAGTTTGCTTCAGCCTCGGCTCCCGATCGGGTTGACTCAGCGAGAGCCAGTGAAACAACGTTGTCATGAGCCAGACGCTCGATCTCCGCGTTGTTGCGGATCTCGTTGATCTTGCGCTGCGCATCAGCTTCCTGCGCCGCTTGATCAGCCTTCAGCCCCGTTACTTCGGGGGTTACGTTCTTTCCCGTCTTGGCCTCTTGCGCCAACAGCGCCAGCCGCTCGCGGGTGTACTCGCGCTGCACCTCGAGCCGCGCGTTAACGGCGGAGATCTCCGCCTCGACCTCAGCCTCCTGCGTGATCTGGTGCGACGCCGCAAGCTGCCGGATTCCCGACTCGTAGTAGCTGATGTACGAGTCGTTGATACGCTTGCGCGCCGCCGTTGAGGCGGTCTCGTCCGCGATAAGACGGTCGCGCTCCGCCGCCGCCTCGGTGGCCTCCTCCTTGGGCCGCTTGAAGGCCAGCGCCTCGCGAACCTTCGGCTCGAGTTCCTCCACGGTGCGCTTGTACCGTTCGAGCTCCGCCTCTCCCTCCTTCAACGCCGTGGTCGCCCCGGTCAGACCGTACAGCGGGTCGTGCCAGAAGTCAGCTGCGTTGCGCAGGTGCTGCATCTTCTCTTGCTGGTCGGCGAGAGCCCGGTTCGCGCGGCCCAGCTCGGCGCCCATGTCGCGGATCGCCGCGGCGCTGTTCTTCTGCTCGAGAGCAAATTTGACGACACCCTGCGTTCCTACCGTTGAAATTTCCCGGATCTTATCCTGCAGCTCGATGCTGCTGACGATCGCCTTTTGGTTGGCGTTCAAGACGTCCTGGTACGCCTTCTGCGCCTCGCGGCCGAAGCCCGCAGCCTCTTCGCCCAGCTCGCCAAGCTTCTCGATCCCCTCCTTGATCATGCTGATGAAGAAGGCGACCAAGGTAATCTGGAAGGCAGCTGCCATGGCCGCTTGCACCGCAGGCAATCGTCCCAACAGCTGCCCCAGAGCTCCAGGGAGTCTAACCCCTAGAGACTCACCCATTAAATTTAGTTTCTCAGTCGCCTCCGCTGCCTCGAAGCGCATCGCTCGCAGCTCGGTGCGCGCGGCCGACATCTCCGCCGTGGCCTGGGCCAAGGAGGCTCGCAGCTGCGCGAGCTTCGCCTGATCGTCCGTTTGCAGGATCTCGTTCCGCAGGCGGCCGACTTCGGCGGTCGACTCGATCACCTTCGCGCGCAGTGCGTCGAAGGCGAGGATGCCGCCGCCGTGAAGCTTCGCGAAACCCTTCAAGGCTTCGTCCGAAGCAGCCGTCACCTTGTGGATGACCGACTCGTCGGCGGCGGCCGCAGACTCGAAACTCTCACGCATCTTGACGGTCGCCGCTTGCGTCTGGTTGGTGAGGTTGTCGAGGCTCGGACCGACCTGCGACAGGTCAATCACGACTCCCGCTTCGAGAACTGTATCCGACGCCATCTCAGCTCGCTTTCATCTTCAACTTCATCTGCTCCGCCCAGAGAATATCAGCTCTCATCCTCTCTGATATTCCGTCCCCCGTGTTGTAGAACGGAGACTTGTCAAAAATTTCATTCTTGCTCGCCGCCCAGTTAAACTTTTCCTCAGCTTCTGCTTCGCTAACTTCGCGGTACGGACTCGCCTCTGTTTGAGCTTCTGCTTGTGCCGCGCTCTTGCTCTCAAGGTAAGTCAGAAGCTCCAAAGTCTTTGAAACATCCAGCCCGTCAAGGTACTCCCACGTCCAGCCGGTCAGCTCGATGACTGTCCCGTAGATCCAGGTCCAGTCTACTTGACGCTTTGAGATGCGGCGACCGGCACGGGCCCCGGGGCAGGAACCGCATTTGGCTGTCCCGACACGATCAAGATTAACCGGCGAAAGTTCATCAGGTCGACCATTTCACCGACTTCGTCGATCGTCAGCGCCGGATAATTTCTTGACATCGCGGCGTGAATGATCTCAACCCCCACCCAGCGCTTCTCCGGAAAATTCTCGACCGTTACTCCTTCGTCCATTTCAACCATCTTCGGCCAGTACGTCTTGGCCTGTACCGTGCTCAGCGACGGGACGACCCAATCTTGACCTCCCATGAACACGGGGGTTCCGTCGAACTTCATCCTGCCGTTGCCGTTGTTCTCAGCCATACGTTTCTCCTTAGAAAAAATCCGCGTTTTCCTCTGGATGCGCGGCCCCCAGCTTGGTCCCTTGCGGGAGCGAGGACTTTTTAGAAGTTATCCATCAACAGCCGGCCCAGCGTTCCAGACTGGTCCGCGTTCGCGCCGCCGTCGAAGTCCGAGATCCAGAAGTCTTCGAGCTTCGTCGGAATTGAGATCGAGCCTAGCGTGACGTCGTTCAGCTCGACCGCGAAGTACTTGTTGCGGAAGTTGTTGTACAGCAGCATCGTCAGCTCCGGAGCGTAGCCCATGAGCTGGCTAGCCAGCGTGATGGTCGTGCCCGAGTTGACCTGGTAGGTGTAGGACACCGCGACCACGTTGGTGTTGTCTCCGGCGGCGAACGTGTACACGCCGCTGGTCAGGTTGACATTGTACTGTCCGACGTTGGGGGTCAAGCCGCCGGCGTTGATCAGCTGTTGCCCAGTGGCCTTATACTGCACGCCCCAGTCTTCGAGGATCGGCGTGTTGGTGACGGTGACCGCCGCCGTGTTGACGGTGTGAAGCTCACCGTCGGCGATCTGCGGCCGGCCGGAGACCGCGGGCTGCGCGAAGTACAGCTGGTTGAGCAGGTTCGGATCGAACACTGCGAGCTTTCCCTTGATTGTTACATCGACCTTACCGCGCGCGGTGGCGACAGGAAACTGTTGCTGCGAGAAGAGTTTCTTGAGGTCAGCTTTAAAGTCGACGGTTACCTCTTGCACAACGCCGAAGCGAAATGGGCTCGGAAACGAAGGCAAATTTCCCGCTGTCGGTTTTCCGTAAACCACTCCAGTTCCGAACTGAATGTTACTCAATGTTATTCTCCTTTAGCTCAAACGTTCGCGACAGGTTCGAAGTTGAGCGTTAAATCTTTTTCTACCCCGCGGCGGTCGACCCAACGTCACCCGCGAGCATCCAGATGGGAATGGTGATGACCGCCTGGTTGTCTTGCACCTCCATAGCTACTTCTCCTTCAATCCATGCATGATAGACGAGTCCTCCTAGCGTTTGCTTCTCGTACGGAGGGGTCGTGTCAAATATTTTCTTGATCCCCCACACAAGACGATTTGCCATCGTGGCCGGCAACGGGTCCTTGATAACCGCAGCATCAGCTCGAAAGTATATTGCCACGAGCGCGGTGATGGTCCACTTCGGCAAGTTAAATTTGGTCTGCTCCACGTGGGCTGGGCCGTTGAATTGAACCAGCGCCGGCTGGTCGGGGTAACGCGTTAGCGGGTTGTCGGGAATGACCACGTCCCTGGTTGAGGTCTGCAGCGTGATCCCTGCCGCGAACACCGCCGTCTGCACGTGGGCGAACAGCGCCGCGTAGACGCTCTCGAGATAGTCAAGGTCGTCGAAGGAGGTCGCCATCAGCTTACCGCCTTGATTGCCGCTTCGCGCAAGCGCGAGATGATTTGACCGCGAAGCTCTTCAAGCGACGTTGACATAAACGGGCGAGCTTGGATCGGCGGGTGAACCACGCTCTTGACGACGATGCCGCCTGCCGCTGAAAAATTTCCGTACTGCTGCGGCCGCAAGCTGCCGCGCTTGCTGCCGGCGGCGAAACGCAGCTTGGTCAGCGCGGTCCGGCCGAAGCCGCCGCCCGCCGAGCCTGACGGAAAGAACGCGAGCGCTAGTTTGTTCTTCGGGTAGATCGGGTACGAGGACGGGCTGCCCAGCTCTTGGATCCTGCCGTAGTAGGCGGGACCCGCGCTCGAAGTGACCATCGCCGAGATCTTGTTTCCCGCCACGACCACGGGGTTCTTATTCACCGAGGCGATCAGCTTTCCGGTGCGCTGCTTCAGGACCTCGCCCGACAGCTTCTGCTGGATCCTCTTCTGCAGCTCGAGCATCGAGATGTCCAGCGCGCGCGACATCTCAATCTCGAAGCGCTCGCGTCGAGCTTTAAGAGCGGCGGTAAACTGCGCGCTGTTGCCGAAGGAGATTCGGATCACGTCAAGCTCTTTCTCTGGTAGTTGTCCAAGACCTTTTGGTACTCCGGCGGCCACGCCCAGTTTCGGTAGCCCGTGGTCGCGTTCGTCCCCGCCGACGTCGTCCCCCGCGTGGACAGGTCCAAGGTCGACTTGCGGATCGCGTTGATCGCCACGATGTTGCGGACCGCCGTCTCCAAGTCGAAGGGAGCTTGGTTGACTTGGTAGCTGACGGCGACCTGCAGCCCGTTGTCCGCCACGTTGAAAACATACAGACCGTTTACGGTGACCGCGTACTGCCCGCTGGCCGGACTGTTCGCGACTTTGACCAGCGGGCTCAAAGATGGGTAGGACACGACGCCCGCGTCAGCGACCCAGGGTTGAACCTGCAGCGTGATCGTCTGGTTGGTGATCGTGTTTACTTCGTCGAAGATCGTGACCGGCGGGTACCCGCAGCTGTAAGCGACTTGGATGTTTCCCGTGCCGATCGGAAAATTAAGACCGCCAAGGTAAAATGATCTGCCCAGCGCGGAGAACGTGGTCGCCGCAAACGTCCCCATGCGAATGGCGATGGACCGCTTGCCGTCCTCGATGAAAACTCCTGACGAGCTCAAGTCTCCAGGATTTACAACTGGGTAAGCGAACGTGCCGTTGGCAGTCACCGAGCTGACGGACAGCACGGGCCTGCCGCGCAGGTACAAGCGGTCGTTGCCGTTGCCGTCGTAAATCTCCGTCAGCGTCGCGACCGAGTTCAGCGTCGGAACTTCCGCCCAGCTCAGTACCCACTTGCTGAAGCCCGTGATGGCTGCCTGGATCTCAGCGTCTTGACCCGGTCCCTTGATGCCCGCGCGGTCCTTGACGACTGAAAGCCAAGTTAGATCAATCAAGTTCGCTGTCATCGTTCCTCTCTTAGCGTGGGCGGCGCGAGGAGTCCACTGTTCCTTTCGCCGCCCACCACTCTCAAGAGATGAAAGCGCTGCGCCCTGTCGAACGCAAGCCTTCTTCTTAAGATCCTTCTGCCTGCATCAACTGACAAACCATGGGAATGTCTCCAACAAACGTGTACGACCCCATGTGAGTTGTCTTGATCCACGGGCACAACCACACCTTCAGCCCGATGGCGCGGCAGTCGGTGCAAAACCCATAGTCCTCGCTCTCGTACTCTCGAGTTTCTGCGTTGACCCCCGTCCTGAAAAAGTCGTAGATCGGTCCGGGCAAGCAAGACAGGTCGGACCGCGGCTCGTACCAACGGTCGGGGTAAGCTTCGACAAACTTGTCGAACGTCTGACGCTTGATCATCAGCAAGCCCGTGCCCAAGTCCTTAACTTCGAGCGGCTCGCCCAGCGAGAACTCCCAGGCGCTTCCCGCCGCGGGATTGACCACGAAGCTGCCGGCCATCTTCGACATCTCGTCCGGCGAGTACAGCTTGCCGTTGGACTTGACAATCTGCTGAACTCGGTCCCAGCGAATTTCTTTCTTGACGCAGCCTGCGCCGACGATGTCGCGATCGACCTCCAACATCGACAAGATGTCGTTGAAGTCAAACCCGATGTCCGAGTCGATGAACACCGCGTGAGTGAACTTCGACTTCTTGCGGAAGATGTCCACGATCTTATTTCTCGCCCGTGGAATCAGCGACTCGTTGTGCATGAACGAGTACCCGAAAGAAATGTTGTACTTCTGCAGGTTCAAAACAAGCTGCAGCAGGGAGGTGACGTAGTTGATGCTGAAGATTCCTCCGTACGCCGGCGTCATAATCTGAAGACTCTTACCTTGCAAGCTCATGCGCTGACCGCCATATTCGGTCGATACCTTTCCACCGTTTGAACAATGTCCGACGGGTCCAAGACAACCGTTCCATCAGGAACCCGAAGATCTCGGTACTGCGGCCACGGGCAAGCGACGATGACCGTCTCGCACGCTAGAACTTCTTCGACCGTGCTGTCGTGCTCCGCCTGCGGGTCGTGGCACTTGACGCGCCGGCCGCGGCACTTCAGCGCGTGCCGCCAGAACATACCCGCGCTCTCGTCGGTCAGCGAAGTCCCTGGCTTGTAAGCCAACCCTAAGATTCCTACGTCGCCGTGGAGCGGAACGCGCTCAAGCAGCTCGCGCAGCACGCGGCGGTTCATGATGTCAACTGCGTCGGCGATCGGCGTTCCCTCCCCCACCGTGCTCGCCACGTGGCGGAACATCCGATTGTCGCGCGGAAAGCAGGGCCCGCCGAAAGGCAACCCAGGGCGAAGCGCCAACTTGCCGATCCGCCGGTCAGTCCCCACCGCATCTAGAATTTTAACAGGATCCGCGCCTAGCTTGCGGGCAACCGCTCCAACCTGGTTCGCGTAGCTGATCTTCATCGTAACGGCACAGTTGAGTGAGATCTTTGCGAGTTCCGCCTCGATCAACGCC